TATTTCTACTGGATATAATGGATTTCCACGCGGTATCTTAGATTCAGTAGAAAGATATGAACATAAGCCAACTAAGTATAAATTAGTTGTACATTCAGAAATGAATCTAATATATAATGCCACATTCAATGGAGTAGCCCTTAATGGATCTACTTTATATGTTTATGGATTACCTGTTTGTTCTGAATGTGCAAAAGGTATTATTCAAGTTGGAGTAAAAAGAATAGTTATGTGGACTGGAGATAAACCTGTTCCAGATAATTGGAAAGATTCATGGACACTAACATCTGATTTGTTCGATGAGGCAGGAGTAGAATATACTTTTTGGAAAGAAAATAATATGTTATAACTAGATAGACCTACTTCACTAGAAATAGTGAACCAAAAATCGTCTTAAAACTGAAATATTAGGAAAATAAAATGTCAAAAAAAATTAAAGTTGCTATTGCTGGTATAGGTAATTGTTGTTCTTCATTAGTTCAAGGTCTTGAATATTATAAAGATGTTGATCCTGAAAATGGAACAATTCCAGGAGTTATGGAAATGCGCATTGGAGGGTATCATCCAGCAGATATCCAAATTGTGGCAGCATTCGATGTAGATAGAAGAAAGGTTGGAAGACCCTTAGGAGAAGCAATTTTTGCTAAACCTAATTCTTCAAGAATTTTTCAACCTCATATTCCAGAAGGTCCTATTGTTCAAATGGGAAATGTTTTAGATGGTGTTTCTGATTTTATGTTAAATGGACCTGAACACTTAAGTTTCATTTTATCAAATGAAGAAACTGTAGATGTTGTACAAGTTCTTAAAGATACTAAAGCAGATATTCTTTTAAATTATATGCCGGTTGGGTCACAATTGGCTACTGAATTTTATGCACAAACTGCGCTTGACGCAGGTATTGCATTTATGAATTGTATGCCAGTTTTTATTGCCTCAAATCCTGAATGGGAAACTAAATTTATTGATGCTGGTTTACCATTACTTGGTGATGATATGAAATCTCAGGTAGGAAGTTCTATTATTTCCCAAGCAATGCAAGAATTGTTGTTTGATAGAGGCGCCGAAATAGATTTTCATGCCCAATTAAATATGGGATTTAATCAAGATTTTAGAAATATGGAAGTACAATCAAGACTCCAATCTAAAAAGATTTCAAAAGAAAATGTTATTAGATGTCAAAATGATTTAAGAGGAGTTCCTGTTAAGGAAGGTCAATTATATGCTGGACCATCTGCATACATTCCAAGAGCTACAGATGAAAAAGTTGCATTTTTCGATATTAGAGCAAGAGGCTTTGGCAATGCTCCAATTAAAATTGATATTAGATTAAGTGTATGCGATAGCGAAAATAGCGCCGGTGTAGTTATTGATGGTTTGCGTTATCTTAAGGTTGCTAGAGAGTTGGGTATAATTGGTTCTTTAAGAGGTCCAAGTTCTTGGACTCAAAAATCTCCACCTCAAACAATGGAATATGCGGATTCTAAACAAGAATGTGTAATGTTAGCTAAACGTGAATTAACTGAAATAACAAAAAGACAACTTTCTAAAGAAGATGCATTATCTTATATGAATGAACAAATTGGAAAGGGTTCAACCGCACATTTGCAACGATTAAAAGAATATCAATGCAAGTAATTTAATAAAAGTCGGTCTTTGCACTTCTATAAATATATTTTTAAAAGGAGTGCAAAGATGAATTATTCAAAAATATATAACCAATTAATGCTTAACGCAAAAAATAGAGAAATAACTAATTATACTGAAAATCATCATATTATTCCTAAATGTATGGGCGGAAATAATGATATTAAAAATCTTATAAAATTAACTTTTAGAGAGCATTATATTGCCCATTGGTTATTAAGTAAAATGTATAAAAAAAATTTAAAAATATCTTATAAATTAGGATGCGCATTTTTATTAATGTCTAAATCAAATAATGGAAAAAGAATAACTAATTCAAAATTTTTTGATAGAGCTAGGACTCAATTTAAGAAATCACAAATTGAATTTTATAATTCAGATGAGGGGATAACTTATTTAAAAGAGAGAGGTAAAACTCGCAGTCAAAATAGAAAAAATTTATTTTCATATCATTTTTATCATGAAACTTATGGCGATTTTTTATTACCTACTATAGATTTAGTTGAGTTATTTCCTGAACAAAAATTAAATTCATCAAATCTTGTAAAAGTTGGAAAAGAAGAAAGATCCTCAACTAAAGGATGGATATTATTTAAAAATAAAGATATTGGAGTTTCTGGATTTTTAAAAAAGAAAAAAGAAAAAATGAGTAACTCTGCTAAAAATAGACAAAATGAAGTTTGGAATAAAGGTATTTCAACAAAAATTATATAAAATAGGTGATAGAATGAATAGTATTAATACTTTTGATATAGATGGTGTCATATACATGGGTGAATACGGAGGTGTTTACCCAGGTCTTAATGATATTATTATAACCGGTAGATCTTTTGAGGAATCAGAAGAAACACTACATATGCTTAATAAGAAAGGCATTCATAATAAAGTAATGTTCAATGAATTGTCTTTTGATAATAAGAGTAGAGAGTCTTCCGGTATTCATAAAGGAAATACTATCCTTAAATTAGAACAACAAGGACATAAGATTGGTATTCATTTTGAAGATGATCCAATTCAAATTGCAGAAATTAAGAAAATAGTTCCGCATATTAATATTGTGTATATGCAACATGACTTAGTTGAAAAAGAAAATGTTCGTCATATTAAGGATACAGAATGATAGATGCAACAGGTAAACAGTATATAGAAGCAAACAACTTTGTATCTAATAATCCTAATTATCCTTTAGATAAGTACTTCTCTACATGTGATGTAGAGAAGTTTCTTGACTTTAAATACTTTGTTGAACAAGTTAACAAAAGAACTGAATGGCAATATGGATTAACAGACAAATATGAGTATACAGAATATGCATTAAATCCTGATACTGAGTATTTTCATCCAATGATTACATGTGATGATCGTATGGTCTATATTATGAAGAATATAGTATCATTACCAGATGAAAAACTCTCGATTCATAATAAGATTGGTAATACAATCATCTCGCATTTTTATGGAGCTAGAGGTATTCATCAGATTGCTACACGAAATAATGATCCACAAACTGCACATGTTGATTTTGAGAACTATTTTACCTCAGGCGAGCGCGCCCGCGTACGGAAAAATCTAGAGTTAGCAGCATTAATTAAGTTACCAATTTATGGTTCTACTGAGTTACGTACTTCTTTATTTGGTGCAGCGAACAAGTATCAGTTACAAAGGTTTGGTCCTACTGCAGATAAAGTACACCCAGGTAATATTATGGATTGGGTAGCAGGATTAGGAGAACAAGGATTCTTTAATAGAATGCAACAATCAGATGCTGCTTCTAATACTTTTAAAATATTAACTGAGATTGAAGGTATTGGATCTTATTATGGTTACCATTGTACTACTTCTAATTCAGTGAATCCAAAACTATCGTGGGATAATGATGAGAACTTTGTTAAACCTGGACCTGGAGCACAATACACTCTTAAGTTATTGTTTCCAAAAGCTTCATCAAAGGAAATAACAAATGGAGATCTTGTAGTATGGTTCAGACATAATCAGAAGTTCTTTGGGTTTGGTGATATTAAGATCCATGAACATTTCCATAATGTACTTGATCATACTGGTAATAAGATTCTAAGTAAAGACCAGACTGAGATGATGACGTACGGATCGGAGGTCTCATTTTGCCAGTATGGTATATTTTGTAAAATTCGCAATGATACAAAAGCAATTGAACGCCGCAAGGTTGCTCGATTAGGTTCTCTTGATATTGAAAAAGAGTTGTACAAAGCTGAGGAATTGTTATATAATAAACAAAATACTGCAACTTTGGACTCTTTCTTTTAATGAAAAAATATGCTTTAGATTTATTACCCGGTAAACTAACATCTTCTCAATATTCACATAAATTTGGTTGGGCTATGCTTAGAAAGGTCCAACTTGAAGATGCCTTGAATATTGAGATCGATGTTCTCCATGGAGAGTCTTGGGAGGATTATGATA